ACACAAAGGCGCCCATCCATGGAACCAATTCTCTCTCGTATAGGAAACTTTCAAGGTTTTCAGAAACCCCAGGTGCAGCACCATGAGGCAGACCTCTTCAACACTGCACTACCATCCTTTCAGGTCTCCAACACGAAGGCTGGCCTGTCTCTGGATGTGAACCTAGAGGATCTAGACAGGGAGAGCACAGTTGGCAGCACTATCACAAAGGACCAAGTGATCCCGATGGACCAGATTCTCAACTTTGTGCACGACTTCACAGTTGCTCATCTCACCAAGTCCACTGACTCTCGATTTTCGGAGGCCTTTCCCTTAATTGGAGATGGTTTTGATGGACACACACCTGATGACATCATAATCACCCCAGGACAGAGAGTCTTTGTGGTTGAGTACACAACAAACAGGGGAAATGAGAGACAGGCCGAGCAGGCTGCTTACACTAAGTTTGCAAAGTATGAGTTGGCTTGCCAGAATAGATCTAGCATCATGCCCATAATGCTATGTGTGATATCTGTACACAGAGATGGAGTATGGAGCAATCTACCTCTCACACAGGCCGAAGTTGATGAGCTGGTGTTTAGATTCCGACTGGCTGTTGCCATATTTGGTGAGATAAGAGAGATGTCCCCTGATGCGCTTAAGGATGATCCAGAGCTGTCCAAGACAGAGAGGGAGGTTCTTGGAATCATATCTCAGATTCCGCTAGACTGGGAGAAGACATCCAAGGCATTTCCAGCATTTCAAGAATCAACCATAATGGGCTTCTTGAGGTCCCCAGAAGATGAAGAGTACGTGAACTCGGTAATAGCCCAGTGCACAGACAAAGCCGCCCAAGACCTTATTAGAGAATCTCACATGGACACCTCTGAAGATCTGGGTGAGAGGCTTAGACTGAACAGGGAGTTGACTGAGATGGCAATAGATGCTCGGATGGTGGAGTACACAGATGGCAGGTCCATGAGACATGAGAAAGACAGGAAGTCCACTGTCCAATTTCCTCCGTGGGTCATGACGGAAGGGCCAGAGGGGAAGGACCTCAGTTCACTGATGGATGTGGATGCCAGGGGCGAGAGCCCCATGGCCAAAGTGTGGTCATCAGTGGTCAGAAACTCCTGCACCGAAGAGATCCAGCGCATGGATGATGATCCAGAGGAGGAGCTGAGATTGGCTCTTGAGAACTCCATGGGGTCCTCTGATCAAAGGAGACAGTACCACAGAACAACCCTAACTCTAGAGGAAAGTGAACGAGTGTACGCTGCCACCTTAGGTGTGGAGGCAAAGAAATATAAGGACTTTCCTCTTGTCCAGGATGCAAGGGCTAGGAGTAAGCTGCCATTTTCTCCTGAGCATGATACAAATGACATCAGCAGGTACATCTTCGCAGAGGGGCAGGACTTCAAAGCTGATGAGTACCTGTACTCTCCGTGCATGGCAGACTCTGAATTGCGGAAGAAGGCAGCCAAGATACACCAGCCAACCCTGTTACAAAACGAGGGGACAAATGAGTGGATCACAAACCATGACAACTTTCTACAGTCCCCCATGGGATCCTGGCTCCAGCTGGTGTCAAGTGTGGGCTCTGAGCTGGCTGCTTCAGTGAAACAACACTGCAAGCCTGGCCAGTTCATTGTTAAGAGGCTCCTGAACTCGGGCCTGTACCTCCTCATCAAGCCCACCAATTCAGACAGCCACATATTTGTGTCTATGGCCCTGGACAAGAACTACTGGCTCAGAGATCTATCTGGTGCGGACTGTTTCAAGCCTTATGAGGACGTTGGGGGTCTGCTTGTGACTGACTTTGTATCTTTTAAGGTCTCCAAGCTGACTAATCTGTGCAAGTCCGACTCAGTCTTGTCAGCTGCTGCTTGCTTCTGGGCAGAGCAGTATGGCATAAAGCCATGGCTAACGTGGTCTGAAGATGGGCTCAGTAGCGATTCACCCCAAAATAGAGAGGCCAGGAGCATGTTTCGCCTGACCTTATTGGTTCACTTTGAAGATAAGGCTGTGACTGAGGAGCTCCAAACCATGCTCAGATATGTGATGATGGAAGGGTTTGTCTCCCAGCCCGAGATCCCAAAGCCAGCCAAAATGACCACCAAGCTGCCTAAAGTGCTAAGAACACCTCTCCAAGTTTGGCTACTGAGTAGAGTCACCTGCACTATGAGAGTCCTTTCCAATAGACCATTCTCCCTCATCAGGAGTGGAAAGACTGTGAGGTGGACAAACCTGTTCAACCCTTACACAGGGGCCAAGATAGGCTCCCTGCAGACACTGGTGTCATGCTGGTACACAGGCTACTTCAAGAATAAGGAGGAGCCGCCAGAGGTTAGCGGATTGTCCAAGCTATATGAGAAGATCATAGAGCTTGAGAGTGCCAAACCAAAGGACGACAGATTCCTGGGAAAGCAGGATCCTGTGAAGCCTGCTATGCATGAATATAGTGTGTCCTACCTGAAGAGGTGCTGTGCCCATGCAAAAAATCTTCTAAAGCGTTTGTACGGTCAAGACTTTATGAGGGACATAGACAATGACATTCTCTCGAGATTCTGCCATCTCACTCTAGAGTCTATGGCCACCCTTAAAGCCACATCGAACTTTGATAGTTCGTGGTATGTACACTCAGAGAATAAAGGACGAACCTACTCGAGATCAAAAGTCATAACAAAAGTTGCACCACTAACGAGAGCAGGGAAGAGACTTGTGATAGAGGCGTTCCAGGAGAGCATGAACATGATTGAGACCAATGGCTGCATGCATGTGTGCCTGTTCAAAAAGAACCAGCATGGTGGCCTTAGAGAGATTTATGTGATGGGATTTGAGGAGAGGATTGTCCAGCTATGTGTTGAGACAATAGCCAGATCCATATGTAAGCTGTTCCCATCAGAGACTCTCAATAATCCAAAGAACAAGACTAGGATCCCAGAAACACATGGATCGCGGGCCAGAAAGCACTGTGGGTCTGCAATCTGGACATCTGGCACATCGGACGATGCTAGGAAATGGAACCAGGGGCACTACGTAGTCAAATTTGCGCAACTTCTATGCAGCTTCACCCAGCCAAAATGGTGGCCTATAATAATAAGGGGTTGCTCTATGTTCACGAAGAAGAGGATGATGCTGGATCCTAAGTTCATGGATATTCTGGACAGGCACACAGAGTTGAATCTAGAAGATGAGTTTGCAACAACCTTGTTCAAGGCATACCATGGGGAGGTGACAGTTCCATGGTTTAGAAAGGGGTGCTCCTACCTGGAGACAGAGACTGGCATGATGCAGGGGATCCTACACAACACATCCTCACTGCTGCACACTGTTCATCAGGAGTTTGTGCGGACCCTTACATTTAAAATGTTTAGGTCGAGGATTGGGCAAGACTTCTCATCAAAGGTTGTCTGCGATGTCATGCAGGGATCTGATGATAGTGCCATGATCATATCTTTCCCTTCGGAGGATCCTGAGATCCTGGCAAGGGCTAAAGTTGTCAGTGCAACTTGTTTTAGGATCAAAAGGCTGCTAGGGGTGTTCCTGGCCATCTACCCATCTGAAAAGAGCACCACCAACACGGACTTCCTACTAGAGTACAACTCAGAGTTTTTCTTCCACCTGCAGCACATCAGGCCAACTGTGAGATGGGTGGCCGCCTCGATGAGCATTCCAGAGGTGGAGACTTTGATTGCCAGACAGGAAGAGTCATACAATCTCTTAGCTTCAACAGTTGAAGGGGGAGCAAGCTTCTCTTTGGCGGCATGTGTGCAGCAGTGCCAGGCTACCCTTCATTACAGGCTATTTGGCATGGGTGTTTCATCACTGTTTGAGCACTATGCGAAACACATTATCAGATGGAGAGACCCCGGGCTCGGGTTCTTCCTGCTGGACAACCCATACATTGCTGGCCTTGGAGGAGTACGTTACAACCTATTTAAAGCTGTCACAAGAACGGAGCTGGGTTGTAGATATTCCTGGTTTCTGAAAGGTCTGAGAGGCTCTCAGGCTCTATCTGATGAGCAAAATGCATTGGTCACTGAGAGCTGTACAGTTTCCCCTGGTGGGGCCATTGTTCAGACATCAGTGATCAGGTGGGGAAACCGAAAAAAATATGAAAGGTTGCTGCAGAGTATGGACTTACCCACTGAATGGGAGGATATCATCAACAAGAACCCGATCATCCTCTACAGGGCACCACAGTCCGGTGAGGAGGCACTAATAAGGATTTGTGAGAAGATGCACAGCCCCGGGATAGCATCTAGTCTATCAAAGGGAAATGTGATCCCTCGCGTGATGGCATCCTCTGTCTATGCCCTCTCAGCTGCAATCTATCAGGACATCAAAAAGATGCCTGGGTCACCTCTTGGGGATGGGAAGTACTCACTCCTGTCCAGGGTGATTGCCTTTGAGACCTCAGGGATCCTGACTAGGCTAGAGCCAGAGGACATCATCTTCTTGTTCCCGAACATTGAAGAGCTAGAGAAGCTAGATGAGATAGCCTTTGACAGAGGAGCCATACAGATCAGGCCCAGATCGTCTATGCGTGAGAGCACGCAGACCAGGGTGCAAGTCCTGGGAGACTCCAACCAGTACAGGGTGAGTCCTGACAAGCTTGTCAGTGACAAGTGGTTTCAGACACAGAGGTCAAAAGTGAGCAGGACCTTGTTTGATGATCTCTGGGGAAGACTCAGAGCAACAATCAGCTGGCTCAGAGACACGCCAGAGGAGACGCTAGAGGCCTCCCCACTTGCCTCACATGTTCAGATCAGGAACTTCCTGGCCAGGATGGACAGCAAACCCAGATTCCTCTCTATCACTGGGGCTCCAGTCAAGAAGAGGTCAGGGTTAAGCAAGATGCTATCCGTCTTGAGAGACAATTTTGCGAGAGATGCCATACTGGCTGACATCGAAGACCATGTTGGACTCAGCAAGCACACTGCCACTGAGCTTGTGAAGCACTCTCTTTTCTGCGCTCTGCAAGGGCCATACACGGACTCGACAAAGGAGCAGCTGACCCAATACTTCCTGGGAAGGCTGCCAGAAATCCCCCTCAAGGACCAGGATGGGAAGACCAGAAGCAATGTGCTGGCAATCTTCCAAAAATTTGTGTCATCAGAGCAGTCAGTCATCCAGGACATCATAAGGGTTGGTGCTGGCATTGTGGGTGGGTTCACCAGACCACAAAGGGCAACAAAGAGAGATGGCAAGTTCCACTATCATGGGCCAGGCACCTGGAGGGGAGTGATGGATGGAGTGCAGGTGCAGATAGACATAGACAATAGGGAACAGGAGCCTCCACAACTGGTCGCAGTGACAGTTTCAGGAACACAAACACCATGGGCCATCATACCTAGCCTGCAGTCATGGTGCTCGGACATGGGGGTGCTGAACTCCTGTGATGTGCGATCAAAGAGCAGACCTGGCGCCAAGTTCTGGATTTATGGATTCAGAATGTCTGGACCCTCTAGTCCCTATGGCGTTCCTGTCTATATTGTGAGCTATAGGATATCAGATGAGCTATCCAAGAGTGATATCCCCATCTCCATGAAAGTGAGGAACTCTACCATCAATCTGTACACCAGGTCGAGATTCACCCATGCAGATCTGCACATCCTGTCCTACACTGCCTCTGACCAGGATATTAGCTCTGCTAGCATTGCAGCTCTAAGGAAATGCGAGGACCAGCTGGAGCTAGACCTTCTAAAAAGAGAGCCAACCTGCAGCTGGTTCAACTGCAAGCCCCTTGATATAGGGATGGTGGAGGCTCTTGCACAGGTCCTAGATGGGAGGAGATCGCTCCCAAGACATCTTGACAAAGAAAGGCTCTCCAGCATCTTCAAGATGAGCTGCGAGTCCTCACTAAGAGCTCGGATCGGTGGCTTGCCAATACTAGCTGAAGTCAAGGTTGAGGACAATTCCAACTTCAGCCTACAGGACATGATTGGTGAGGTTATCCTCAGCTTGAAATCTGATGAACTGTTTGAACAAGCTGTGGAGGGGATGGAGCTTCCCAATATTATCAGTGATCTCGACTTCGAGGGAGAATTTGACCTGAGCGGAATAGAGGCATTTGGACCCAGCTACTACAAGGAGCTATCAAATCTCAGCCTGATGTCTCATCCCTTGATGGATGGTTTTGTGGAGCACGTGCTAGACACTATAGGGCAGAGAGAGATTAGGCGTGTCCTTAGCCAGGCAAGATGCAAGCCGTCTCATTATGATATCTGCTGTGTTCTCTTCAGGGTGCTTGGGAGAGACCCTGCAAGGATTAAGAAGGATGTCTTTGATAGGTTGCCCGCAAGTGAGGTGGAGGATGACATGCTCGGCTAGAGCTTGCCATGAAACAGCTCCACAAATTGTTGCCTGGTGTTTGATGATTAACCCTTGTCTTTGTCGAACAAGGGTGGACAGGGTGTGTCTACTGACAACATCTCATTGGTAATGGGCGGACTTTGTGT